AGTATGAAAGACTCAGGAAGATTTAGTGATGCAGAAATTTCTAGTGCTGCTGCAACTATGGGTTATTCTCCTAACTCTTCAACACAAGCATCTCAAGTTTATGATTCCCTTAATGACTCTAGAATGTCAGGAGCATTACAAGGTCTTACTTTAATGGCTGGTGGATTAGCAAGTCCAACAAGTATTATTACTGCTATGGGTCAATCTTATGGAGACAGGGGAGAAACCAGAGATCCATATAGTGATGTAGGAGATGTAATAGGAAAGCTTACTGATAAAGCTACAGATACTTTAGGTGTTAATGTAGGTAAAATAGGAGATGCAGTAGCTATTGTAAATAATCCTATAGGTTATCTTGGAAGCAAAATAGACCCATCACGTAGAGGTGTTCTTAATAGAGGAACAATAGAAGATTTAAAAGCTCAACAGGCTAGACAAGCTGATATAGCTTATAATTCACCCTCAAGACGTATGGTAGCTCCTGTACAAGATACTATAAACTACTTAGATTCGGGAGATGTATCTCTAGGCTCACTAGCTCCAGATCCAAGAGAAGCTCCAGAACAAAATATGTTTGAAGAAGGTATAAGTTCTATAGTTGATTTTTTTGGTGGTCCTGAAGCAGCTTATAGAAATAATATAGATACATCATTTGGTAGTGGCAATGATCAACCAGATCGTAGAAGAGTAGTACAAGCTGCTGTACCTACACCATCACCAGTAAAAGAAGATGAAGAATTAACAGGTATTAAAGGTTTACTTGCTAGAAGAAAACCAGCAGCATCTAGAAGAGATAGTAATAAGTTTTCAGAATTATTATTATCTAGTCTTTACCCAAATCAGAATATTAACTTAGGATAGAACATGGCAACTGAACGTAATCCATATGAGATGAAACAAGAAGAAGTAGCTAACGTAGTTCCAGCACAAGCAGAGGAAGATATGGAAGCTACCTTTGAAGTTGATCCTACAGATGGTGGAGTTATTGTAGACGTCTCTTCAGATGAACAAGTAACAATGTCAGCTTCAGAAGAAGTTGCTGAATGGTATGGTAACTTAACAGAAACTTTAAATCCTGAAGATCTTGACGAATTAGCTGATCAGGTTATAGATAACTTTCAAGCTGACAAGGATTCCAGATCAGAGTGGGAGTCTATGTTTGAACGTGGCTTTGATCTACTAGGTCTGAAGCTACAGCCGGGAAGTGATCCCTTTGATGGTGCATGTACAGCCGTACATCCATTGCTCATAGAGTCAGCAGTTAAGTTTCAATCTAAGGCATCAGCAGAACTCTTTCCTGCCAGTGGACCTGTCAAGGCAAACATCATGGGTAAGTCTACTCCTGATAAAGAAGCACAGGCAAACAGAGTACAGAACTTTATGAACTATCAAGTAACTGAGCAGATGCCAGAATACTTTGATGAGTTTGAAAGAATGTTGTTTCATCTACCCTTGATAGGATCTGCATTCAAAAAGGTTTACTACAATGCAGCACTCAAGCGTCCTATGTCAGAGTTCATTCCTATTGATCAGTTCTATGTATCATACTATGCAACTGATCTAAGAAATGCTGACAGGTACACTCACCTAATATATCGTAGTCCTATAGATATGGAACGAGATATACGTGCAGGTATATACGATGACGTAGAATTACCAGAACCTAATACAGAAGGATTGTTTACTGACTTCACTCGTAAGTTAGATACTATTATTGGTTTGTCTCCTTCTTCTGATAATGATCCACAGTATGCATTACTAGAACAACACTGTTATCTTGATATAGAAGATACAGGAGAATCACTTCCTTATATTGTTACAGTTATAGAACAGTCAAGGCAAGTGTTAAGTATTCGTAGAAACTATGAACAGAACGACCAGAACAAAGAGAAGCGCAGTCATTTTGTGCATTATAGATTTGTTCCGGGCTTCGGTTTCTATGGATTAGGCTTGATTCACTTCCTCGGTAACCTCACCATGAGTGCAACTGCTGCCATGAGATCTCTCATAGATGCAGGACAGTTTGCCAATTTACCGGGTGGTTTCAAGGCTAAAGGGTTGAGAATGGTCGGAGATAACGACCCAATCTCTCCCGGTGAGTTCAAGGAGGTTGAAGCAACTGGAATGGATCTCTCTAAGGCTATTATCCCCTTGCCTTATAAAGAGCCTTCCTCAACTCTATTTCAGATGTTGAATTTTGTAAGTGCTGCTGGTCAGCGTTTTGCAGACAGCACAGAGCAAGTTGTCTCTGATGCTGCCTCCTATGGACCTGTCGGAACTACAATGGCTCTCTTAGAAGCCAGTAGTAAGTTCTTTAGTGCAATCCATAAACGAGTACACAAATCTCAGAAAGATGAATTTAGAATATTAGCTAAGATAGACTATGATTATCTACCAGAAGAATATCCTTATGATGTTCCATTTGAAGATCGTAGTATATTCAAGAGTGACTTTGATGGTCGTGTTGATATCATACCAGTGTCTGATCCTAACATACCTTCTAACGCACACCGTATGATGATGGCTAACATGGCATTACAAATGGCACAACAGTCACCACCGGGAATGTTTAATCTTGAAGCTTTGAATAGAACTATTCTACAGGCAGCTAACATGCCTAATCTAGAAACTATTCTACCACCAAAGATTGAGCCTCAACAAATGGACCCAGTGTCAGACATTATGGCTGCAACTAAAGGTGTACCTATTGCTGCCTTTCCGGGACAGAACCATGATGCTCATATACAGACTAAGATGGCTTACCTTCAAGATCCTACTAATGGTGCTAATCCTATTATGCAACGTGTAGCTCCAATATTAGAAGCTAACATACAAGAACATTCAGTCATGAAGTATCAAGAACAAATGAATGGTGTAGCTCAACAAGCTCTACAACAACTACCACCAGAGCAACAGCAGAATCCATCTACTATTGAGATGGTTATGGCACAAGCTGCACAACAAGTTATGAATGCTAATCAAGCTGCTGGCATAGCTCAGTCACCTGAACAGCAACTCGTAGCTCTTGAACAAGCTAAAGTAGAACTACAAAAGCAAAAGCTACAATCTGATACAGTTGTACAAGCTGCTGAGATGGAAATTAAGAATAAGCAACTTGAGCTTGATGAGAATGAACAGATCATTGATATGCTTAAGTCAGGTGCTTCTGATAACTTTAAGAAAGAAAAAGCTAAGATGGATCGTGAGTCTCGTAAAGATCTTAAATCTATGGATGTTCTTGGAAAGTTAGCAGTTGAAGAAGAAAAGAATAATGCTGAAGATGATCGAACTAAAGAACGTATCATGCAAGAAATACTTAAGCAAAGTAAGAAAGACGAAAAGGATCTAGACATGAAAGGTTTAGATGCATTAGTTAAACTAGCAATATCTCAATCTAAAAAGGAGAAGAGTAATGATGAAGAAGGGTAAAGGATACTTAGAGCATGTCAAGAATACTGACAAGTCCTTTGGTGATCCATATGCACAAGACGTAACTGGTGGACGTAATATACGTAGTTCACTAAACAAATGGGATGACTTCTCTTGGAAGACATCTGGTGAAGGAGCCAAACTAAAGTAATGGAAATATGGGATGAGGTAATCAAGGAATTTAATTTAGAAATTAATAACCTTAGAATTACTTTAGGTAATGGTGTAGCTGAAGACTTCGCTCATTACCGTCAAGTAGTTGGATCAATCAACAGCCTAGAGTGGGCCAGAGATAATCTAACTGATATTATTAAAAAACGAACTTATGCAGAGGATGATTAATGCAACAAGCACATATGGGTAATTCAATTAAAAATGATCTGTGGATAACAGATGAAGAAGAAGCAAAAGATCCAGATGTTCTACCAGAACTTCCGGGTTATCATGTACTAATAAGACCAGTATCAGTTAAAAGTAAAACTAAGGGTGGTATATTCATTCCTGATTCTACTAGAGATGATATGTCTTACTTAACTACAGTAGGTAGAGTTGTCTCAGTAGGAGACTTAGCCTACATAGATAAAAATAAGTTTCCTACTGGAGCATGGTGTCAAGTTGGAGATCATGTATCATATGGCAAACACTTAGGAACTAAGTTATTTTATAAAGGTGTTCGCTTTATTTTACTGTTTGATGATCAAATTACCATGAGGGTTCAAGATCCTAAAGACCTTGATCCTACATTTAATTTAACAAAAGGTTCTATATAGTTTGTGAAATCACAGATTGTATGTTATAATATTAATAAAAGAATCACGTAAGTCGTTTGTTTCGTGAGCAACGTAAGGAATACAAAATGGATAAAGAAGAGTGGGGCAACGTAGATGTTGCGAATGCAGGGCAAGAAGATCAAATAGAAATAGAGTTTGAGGAACCTCAAGAAGAAGAGAAACCTCAAGTACAAACTCAAGAAGAGGAAAAGAAAGAAGAAGTCGTTGAAGAAAAACCTCCAGAGTTAGAAGGTATAGAAACCAAAGGAGCAGAAAAACGAATAATGAGACTTCTTTATGAACGTAAACAACGTGATGAACATATACAAGCCCTCATCCAAAAAAATGAGGAACTAAGTACAAACCTCAGAACAAAAGATAAAGAAGTAAATACATTAGGTAAGTCTAGTTTAGATGCTTCTGAAAAACAATTAACTGATAAGATAGAATTAGCAAGAGCAGTATATACAGAAGCTTTTGAAGAAGGTGATAAAGATAGAGTACTGAAGGCACAAGAAATGCTTAATGATGCTCAGATAGATCTTAAGAATGTAACTGCTGCTAAAAGTAATTATCCAGAGATTGAAGATGTGCCACAACAAGCACAGCCTCAACCTCAACAACAAGTTAGGCAGCAACCTGCCAATGATCCTAGGGCTGAAGATTGGGCTTCTAAGAATGATTGGTTTGGTAAAGATAATGTTATGACTGCTGCTGCACTTGCGATTGACGCAGAATTAAAAGGAGAAGGATATGATCCACAGGATCAAGACTTTTACCAAGAAATTGATAACAGGCTTAAAAAAGCTTTTCCTCAAAAGTTGGGAGAAAGTGAGAATCGTTTGCAGGAAGTTACGTCAAGTCCTGCTCAAGTAGTATCAGGGGGGTCACGCTCCTCCTCGTCTAGTTCTAGGAAAGTGAAACTATCTAAAGAAGATGTTGCACTAGCCCAGAAATGGAATATACCACTTGAAAAATATGCTGCTGAGAAGTTAAAAGTTGACGACTCAGATGGCTATACAAACATACTGTAGCGTGGGAGATAAAGAATGACAACACGAAATGAATCACGTAGTAATACACAACGAGAAACTAAAACAAGGGAAGAAGAATTTGTCTTTGAGGAGCCGGATGCCCTCGCTATACCTCCAGAGGTAGAAGCACGATTCAACAGTGATGGATTATCATTACGTTGGTTACGCATATCTGTAAAAGGCCAAGACGACATTTCTAATGTTGGTAAGAAACAACAGCAGGGATGGATTTTTGTTACTCCTGATGAGGTTCCTGAGTTAGCTATTACATCCTTCGTGAAGGAAGATGGTCGTTATACTGGTACAGTCTGTCGTGGAGACTTAGCACTTGCTAAAATACCAAGTAACCGTGTGACGGCTAGGAGAAAGTACTATGAGGATAAATCGAATGACATGATGGATGCGGTGAATGCACAACTCATGAGAAACAATGACTCTCGTATGCCTATCTCTAATACAAGTAAATCAGTAAGAACAACAGGAAGACAACCGTCTTTTCAAGATTAGTCTTCCTATAACTATAGGAGAAACACATGTCTACTACTAAAGCATTTCGTGGCTTTACTCCTGCTCGTAAGAAAGGTGGAGGTTACAACAATGAAGCTGTAACTGATATCATTGCTTGGTCATCTACTGGCCTAGCTGGTACACCTACTAATAACATTTTCACTGGTGATCCAGTGGTACTTCCCGGTGCAAACTTTGCAACAATAAGTCCTTTTATTGCTGCAACTTTGAAACCTTCTGGAGTATTCATGGGTTGTCAATATGTTGAAAATGGTGAGCAGAAATTCTCTCGGTATTGGCCGGGTGGAACAAGTGCCACAGATATAAAATTCTTTGTGATAACTGATCCAGATCAGACCTATCATATTCAATGTTCACTAACCCTATCTGCTGCTGAAGCTCTCATTGTAAAGAACTACAATGTGACAGTCAGTTCAACAGCATCTTCAGGAAATACTACAACTGGTCAATCTAGTTACTATCTATTAGCTGCAACAGGTGCTGAAACAGAACTTGCTGCACGAGTTATAGGTAGAGCGCAGTATCCTGATGAAGGTGATAGTGACGCATTTCCAATCGTGGAAGTATATCTTAACACACACCGTGATCGTTATGTCACGGCAACAGCATCTACTGCTTAATAGGAAGGATTTATTATGGCTATAAATAGAGCTAGTATTAGTAAAGAACTCCTTCCCGGCTTAAACGCTGTGTTTGGAGTTGAGTATGGAGAAGTTAATGATGAACATAAACCTCTCTACGAAGTAGAAAACTCAGATCGTGCTTTTGAAGAAGAAGTACTATTCACTGGTTTTGGGTCTGCCCCAACTAAAGGTGAAGGTGCTGCCGTTACTTATGATGACGCACAAGAAAGTTACGTAGCACGTTATACGGCTGAGACTGTAGCATTAGCATTTGCTATTACAGAAGAAGCAATGGAAGACAATCTATATGATACGTTTGCCAAGCTTCGTGCTAAAGGTCTTGCTCGTGCAATGGCTAACACTAAGCAGGTTAAAGCTGCAAATCTATTCAACAATGGTTTCACAGATACCATTGGTGATGGGGCTGCATTCTTTTCTGCTGCACACCCAACAATCTCTGCTGGTAACCAGAGCAACTTAGCTGCTGCTGCTGACCTGTCAGAGGCTACACTTGAAACCATTCTAACGAACATTCAGAAAATCTCTGATGATCGTGGTATCTTAATTGGTGCAAGTGCAGTAAGTCTACATATCCCAGTTGACTCATGGGCTATTGCAGATCGTGTTTTATCTAGTCCCGGCAACACTCAAACGAGTGCAGCAGGTGCTAACCCTAATACGAATGCAATCAATGCTACTCGTCATCTAGGTATGCTACCAGATGGGTACTACATCAACCGAAGGTTCACAGACACTGACGCTTACTTTGTCAAGACTGACGTACCTAATGGTACTAAGATGTTCAACCGTACTCCTCTTCAAACTAAGATGGAGCCAGACTTCGACACTGGTAACCTTCGTTTCAAGGCACGGGAGCGTTATAGCTTTGGTGTTTCTGATTGGCGTGGGTTCTTTGGTAGCGCAGGTTAATTAATATATGGGGAAGGGGGAAACCTCTTCCTCATTATTATAAGGAGATGATATGAGTACAAATATTAAAGCAGCTATAGCTACAGGGGATGCAGTCTTAAAGTATGTAGACGATGACACCACTGTAGGTAGCAACGGTACAGGAAATAATAGACCTACAGTAACAAGAATTTTAGCAGTACATGCAGTAGCTACGGCTGCTGGATTATATACCATTAAAGGTCAAAGACAGATAACTAATAAAACAGCAGAAGGAAAAGCTATACAATTTCAAACTGCTGCCAATTCACCCATTGATATTTATATGGGAGAGTTAGGGGTTCCTGTGTATGGTGTAGTAAGTGTGTCTGCTCCTAGTGATGGTGCAGTACTAACCGTATTTGTAGGCTAGTATGTCTAATTTTGCTTACTTAAAAACAGACTTGATCAACACGACTGAGAATGATTCTACTGAGTTTTCTGCACAGGTATCTGCATTTGTTAAGAAGACAGAGTTTCGTTTAGTTAAAGATTTAGATGATCAAGGTATGACTGAGTATGCGAGTGTGTCAGTATCTTCTGGTAATGCAGGTGCTGTACCACTAAATGATAGAGTACGTATTGTACGTAATGTAAACTACATTGTAAGTACAGGTACAACTATAACTAATCTATTACAAAGAACATCAGAGTATGTCAATGACTATTGGCCTGTTAGTGCATCTACAGGTAGTCCTAGATATTACACAAGAAGGGACAACTCTAATATAAAGATTGTGCCTACTCCTGTTTCAGCAATAACAGTTGAGATACAAACACAATCACAACCATTACCTTTAGCATCAGCTACAGGAACAAGCGTAACAACACAGAATTATTTTAGTGAGTATTGTTATAATGCTCTCTTTGCAGGTTGTATGATAGAAGCAACCATGTATATGAAAGATTGGAATACACTACCAGTATGGCAAGCACAGTATGACAATGCTATATTGGCACTACGAAATCAAGCAAGACGTACCAGACAAGATGACATGGCAGTTGCTGCTTCTCCTGCTGGTGGTCCAGATACCATAGCACAGGGAGCAAGTTAATGAACGAAAGAACTAAAGGAACTGATTCTAGTTTTTCTAAAAGAGTTGCAGATCAAAATAAGAAAGCAGCTAAGAAAGCAAGTAAAATAGCTAAGAAAGCTGCTGATCAAAAATTAAACAGAGTTGGTAAAAAAGGTGGTGGTATGATCTATAAAGATATGGGTGGTTTAGTAGGAGGACAAACTAAACTTGATATGAATAAAGATGGTAAGATCACTGGACAAGATTTTAAAATGATGCCTAAGAAGTATGGTGGTAAGATTACCTATCGTATGAGTGGTGGTAAAGTAGCTGGTGCAGGATACGATGATTAGTCGTGGATCTGTTAGACAGCAGATTATGAAGCCCGGAAAGAAAAAGAAAAAACTAAGTAAACTTATTAA